ACACAACAAACAATGTTGAATTGGATTGATATAAGAAGGCTTGTTCCCAAAAGCAAAGTGATTACGCAGTTGGTGGAGAGGGGGAAGGTTGAAAGCCTTTTGTCGTTGAAGGACAAAGTCATGTTCGGGGATCTTTCGGAGGAGATCTGGCCTGCAAGAACTAAGACTGACTTGTCTCTTAGACGTATGAGGTTATTAGACATGGTGTTATATTATAAGTCTTTCTCGAGGGGAGAAGATTTGGTGGAGGTGCTTACTAGTATGAAGCGGGGCTTTGATCTGATATTTGTAACCAATCTGGTGGTGGCAACCGCTACTTTTGGGATAAATTGGTTTAGAAGGTGGGTGTGGTTAGGTGCTTTCGATGGCGATTTAGCTCACTTCATCGGAGTAACCAAGAAAGTTCAGGATTTGGGCAAGACCATTGGAATACTGGACGTCGATTGGATAAACTACATAGAGTGTTCGGGGCTGACTGGTTACCGAAACCCTCCTTTTGAAGGTTTTGATGTGTTGGAAGAGGCGAAGAAATTGGCTGCAGGTGGAGAACCACATAACTACTTTGGTCATACGTGGGATAACTTGTGTAGAGAATTCTTGCCTATGAAGTATCATCGAGCTAAACACATGCCGTTTAAGGATTGGGTGGCTAAAGGAGACTGGATAACCTCTGGTGCCAGTAGTGTCGGTAGGTTATTAATAAGAGATCCGGATGGCAAGGTAAAGTCTGTCAAGGCACGGAAGAATATGGTGGCGGACGTTGTGGACTTGGTTCAGTTGGCCCAGGACGCATTGGATTTCAAGGGGCAAGAGAATTCTACTGTCATTAAGAGTGAGTTAGGCAAAATACGACTGGCTGTGGCTGGCGACATCTACACTTATTTGAAGATGACATGGATCACTGAGCTACTAGGAGGTGCATACTACGATTGGCCTGGTAATACTAGCGAAGAGGATTTTGTGTCTCAGAGTAAACGTTTGTCTAGAATGTTGGAGTTGTGTTCCAAGATGTTCGGTCTGCCCTATGATTATGCTGGGTTTGATCATCAACCGAACACTGACGAGTTAGTCTCTATTGTCAAAATTCTGTGTAAGCAGGCTCGTTTGAACGTGCCAGAGTGCTTCATGGCTGAATTTGACTACATAGCTGATTCCGTAGTATCGGGGTTTCACCTCGCTACTCTTAGGGTACGACACGACGATGAGGTTACAACGCTGCCGGTGACAGGAGGTTTAATGTCTGGTCTGAGGTGGACTAGCACAGTAGGCAACGCTTGGAATAGTGTGGTTACAGGTTTGGCCTTAAAACTCTTGACTGCTTGGGGTATAAGCGTAGTGGACATAGAGCGTTTCATTAGAGGGGATGACAGTGCCATATTCGTACCGAATTACGCAACCGGTGCTGCTATGAACGTTGCTTATGATGCCATTGGAGCTAAAGGCGGTGCAGGCAAATTCAGTTTACAATACCACAAGATGGAATTTTTAAGGGTATGGTTTACTGATCGTTGTCGTGGTTACCCGAGTAGAGCTATACCAGGTTTGACTCAGCGTAAGCCTTGGGCTTCTGAGCCTTGGTCAGAGGATATGGTTTTGAAAGCTCAGTTTGAGGCTATTAGAACTCTGAGACGTAGGATAGACGGACGAGACAAAGTGTTAGATGACATCTGGTCCACTATCCGCAGGATATGGTGTCGAAATCATAATCTGCCTGAGGCTGTGTGTTGGACACCGATTCACGCGGGGGGTTTTGGCATTGAGCCGCCGAAGGTGGGTGAGAACTGGGAAATAAAACCTCCTGTGCCTAAGGCTAACCTGGAAGCCGGACTCGATGTTACAAACCAGTTGCCTTGGAGAGCCAATAAAATAGCTGAATACGCTAAGGAGAGGTATGGTTTAAACGTGACAGCGCTGGCAGAACAACTAGCGAAGTCAGATCTCCTTTCGACTTTAACATCTGACAATGTTCCTGTGGTTTCCAGTCTGGTTCGGAAGAGATGGCTGTCTGAAATCAGGAGGGCTAACTGTAAGGCTAGTTTCTCGAAGGTCAAAATCGATGTCAAACCAATGCCTCTGAACCTGATGTCTTACAACGGTTCTAATGTAGACAGTCTGTTGCTACATCTTGAGGCCAGGTCGCCATATTTTGGCTCATGTCCTGAAATTGCTACTGCCAAAGTAGATTATCAGAGGTTTGAAATCAAGACTGGATTCAGATCGTGGTTGCGCGACCACTATCCCAGATGCTACGAGAAGTGCAGGTTTTTTCACAAGTCTTGGCACATATCCGAAATACTGGACTATCTGACAGGGGGGTTGAAGTTGGCACCCAGGGTTCTGCATCCATCTCTAGTTGGCATACTCGGCAGGGAAGTAGCTTGTGCACTTAAACCAAGGCATCGCAGCGTCCGGTGTAGTTCTCTGTGGCTAGGAACTGCCTTCGAACCAGAGTTGTGTCAGAGTACTCTCAGTAGACAGACTTACTGGTGGTAAGTACCTCCCAGGTGGGAGGAGGGCAAGGGCCCAACGTAAGGAGGGGCTAGCTGGGCTGCTAGTTCCGATACACACCCGTTGTATCCGTTCCCCAGGGGGCTTTGTAAAAACCATGTGGTTTCCTTTATTAAATTGGAG